CAGGTATTGTGACAGGTGCATCTATAGCTGTAACTCTTGATGGCATTATTTCCAGAACTTTTAACTTTCAAATTTCTGGTGGCATATCTCACTTATCTGTATAATATCTAATATTATATGGCTAAAAAAGATTTTCTTGCAGGTGCTATAAATCATTTTAAGCACCAAGAAACAAGAATTATTGAAGTTCCAGAATGGGACTTAGTGGGTGAAGATGCTATCTATGTTAAACCTTTTACTCTTATTGAGAAAGACGAGATATTCAAAGGATCATCAGATAACAGCTTGACAGTTCTTATTGATGTCATTGTAAAAAAAGCATTGACAAAAGATGGTGATAAAATGTTTGATCTAGAAGCAAAGATTAAAATGAAAAGATTTGTTGATCCAGATGTTATAAGTAAAGTGGCAACAGATATTCTAGGCACAAATTCAAATCCACAAGACTTAAAAAAAAAATAGAAACAGACTCAAATTTTAGATTTTATTTTTTTCTAGCAGAAAAACTACACAAAACTATTGGTGAAATTCTACAGATGCCTGTAGAAGAATTTAATATGTGGATTGGTTATTTTAATGTAAAAGCAGAAGAAGAACAAAAAGCATTGAATAAACAGAAGATGCAAGGTAAAAGAAGATAATGGCTACAAAAAAACTGAATATTGATATTCTTGCAAGGGATAAATCAAAACAAGCATTATCTGGTGTTCAAAAAAGACTTGGTAATGTTAAAAACGCAGTTTTTAGTTTGCGTGGTGCATTAGTTGGTTTAGGTGCAGGTGCTGTAATTCGTGGATTTGTAAATGTTGGTAAAGAAGTTGAGAGTTTACAAGTCAGATTTAAGTTCCTTTTTGGATCTGTAGAAGAAGGATCAAAAGCATTTGATAATCTTGCAAAATTTGCAGGAACAGTTCCATTTTCATTAGAAGAAATTTCAAGAGCATCTGGAAACCTTGCTGTTGTTGCAAAAGATGCAGATGATCTTAATAGAGTTTTAGAAATCACAGGTAATGTGGCATCAGTCACAGGATTAGATTTTGAAACTACATCTTCACAAATCCAAAGAGCATTTGCAGGTGGTATTGGATCAGCAGATCTTTTTAGAGAAAGAGGTGTCAGAGCCTTGTTAGGATTTGAAGCAGGTGCAAAAGTCACAGCAGAAGAAACAGTTAAAAGGTTTGAGGAATTATTTTCTGGTGATGGTAGATTTGCAGGTGCAACCAAAGATTTAGCAACAACATTAGAGGGAACTATATCAATGTTAGGTGATAAGTTCTTTAATTTTCAAAAAGATGTGGCAGAGGGATTTTTTGATGAATTAAAAGGTGAGTTTGGCGATTTAAATAAATTTTTAGAGGACAACGAACAAGCTATTGAAGATATTGCAAATTCTATTGGAACTTTTTTTGCAGGATCAATAACTAAAACTTCACAAGCAATAAAAGACCTCACACCTGCATTAATTACAGTAAAAGATGTTAGTGGAGATATAATAAGTGGTTTTAATTCTTTACCATCAGAAGTAAAAACAGCAGGTATTATATCTGTTTTATTATTTGGAAAAAAAGGAATAGCTATAGCAGGTGCATTGAGTCTTATTGTAAGTAAAATACAAGATATAGCTGAAATATCTAGAGATCTAAATGTTGTTGATCCTAAAAATTTAACAAATGTTGATTTTTTAAATGAAAAACTTGCAAATCTAAGCAAAGAAATTAAAGAACTTGAAAAACCTATTGAACCAACAATAGATGTTTTTGGTGGTAAAATTGAATTACCTACAGAAGAAATAAAACTTAATATAGAAGCAGAGGAAAGACTAAAACAACTTTATAAAGATAGGGCAACTATTCTTAGAATACTTAATGATTTAAGTTTTCAACAATCTGATTTTTATACTAATAACACACCTTTAATAGATGCAAGTGCAGAAGCTATAAATAACGAAAATGAAGTATTACAAAACCAAGTCAATATTATTGATGAACTTGGTAGAAGAAGAGCAGTAGAGGTTCAACAATATTTAAAAACATTAAGAGAAAAACAAGAGGCAGATAAATCATATTATGATGAGTTGGCTAGAAGGCAACAAACAGATAAAATAAATACGGCAAGGACTGTTATTGAAAAAGCAAGATTAGAAAAAGAAGGTCAAGCACAAATATTTGATGCAGTAAAAGATACAGCTTCTAAATTAAGTGGACTTAATAAAAATGCTTTTAGAGCATACCAAGCATTTCAGATAGCTATGGCAACAATAAATACATTTAGGGCAGTATCAAACGCACTAGCAACATTTCCACCACCTTTAAATGCTTTTGTTGCAGGTGCAGAATTGGCAAGGGGATTAGCAACTGTTGCTTCTATAAGAAACACAGCACCACCAAGAATTGCAGGTGGTAGAGTAAACAAAGATCAACCTGTTATGGTTGGTGAAGCAGGAAGAGAAATGTTTGTGCCTCAACAATCTGGAACTATTGTACCTAACAACCAACTTACAGGAACAAATGTAAACATAACTATTATGGCAAACGATACTGAAGGATTTGATGATTTACTAGAGAGCAGAAGAGCAACTGTAGTAAACATAATTAATGATGCTTTAAATAGTCAAGGCAAAGAGGCAATAATTTAATGAGTGGAACTTATCCAACATCTCCAGAGTTTAGATCTTTTAATTTTGCATCTGAACAGAAAACAAAAACCTCAACTACTGCTAGTGGTAAAATGTTTAGCACACAGGTTGATGGTCAAAGATTTAAGTTTTCTGCGACTTATGCACCAATGAGCAGGTCAGATTTTGCACCTGTTCTTGCTTTTATTATGAAACAAAGATCACAAAAAGAAACATTCCAAATAGCTTTACCAGATCTAAAAAATGCAAAAGGTAATGTATCTGGATCTGTTTTAGTAAAAAATGCACATACAGCAGGTGACACAACTATTACTGTTGATGCCATGACAGGAACATTAAAAGCAGGTGACTTTGTTAAGTTTGCAGGTGATACAAAAGTTTATATGGTTGTTTCAGATGTGACAGCAGATGGAAGTAATGAAGCAACACTTACCATTGAGCCACCACTTAGATCAGCAATATCGGATAATGCTTCTGTGACTTATGATGGTGTTGAGTTTACTGTTAGACTCACTAATGATTTACAACAGTTTACAACAGATGATATTGATACATTTAAATTTGAAGTAGATTTTATTGAGGCTTTATAATGCCTAGAGGTCTTTCAAGTAGTATAACAACTGAACTACAAAACCAAAATATAAAACCTATTGTACTAGTTGAGATACTTTTTCCTACACCACAAAGAATTACAAATCATTACAAAGACATAACATTCAATTCAAACACATATACAGCTAGTGGACATTTACTTTCTATAACTACAAAAGCAGAAAATGCCGAAGTAGATACAAGTAATTTTCAAATAGAGTTATCTGGTGCAGATAATGCTTTTATATCTATCGTACTAAATAATGTTGTCAGTAATGATAATGTAAACATTGATATTGCTTTTCTAAATAGTTCAGATGCAATCATAGATAGTTTTACATACGATAAAGGTTTTCTTGATAGTTTTAGTATTGATACAAATAAAGGTATTCTACTATTAAATTGTTCCTCACATTTTGCAGACTTTTCAAGAGTGCAAGGTAGAAAAACAAATAACGGATCACAGCAAAGATTTTTTACAGGAGATGTTGGATTTGAGTTTTCAGCTTTGACTCTTGATGATTTAAAATGGGGTAGATCATAATGGGTTTTTTTCAAGATATAGCAAAAGGCATCAGAAAAATAACTACAAAAATTATTTCTTGGCTTATTCCAATTCCAGATGTTCCAGACTTATCAAACTTTAATCAAGAAGAACAAAAAGGCATATTAGTAAACAAACAGTCTAATGATGCAAATATACCTGTTGTTTATGGAACAAGGCTTTTAGGTGGCACAAGAGTTTTTTTAGAAACATCTGGCACAGATAACCAATATTTATATGGTGCTTTAGTTTTATGCGAGGGTGAAATAAATAATATAACAGAAATAAGAGTTGATGATAGTGCAG